TTACCTATGCGATTGATGAGATACAAGACTTTGCAACAAGGAACACCTCATTTAGTAAAACAATAGTCCTCCCTGGCAATGAAACAAATAATAAGTTATTCGGTAATATATTTGACTTCGGAAACTCCAATCTATACAATCCAGCAGAACCCAACGTGGGTTACAACTTCAATGCAACCAAGTCGGTACCTTGTATTATCTTGGTAGATAAGATTCAAATCTTTAAGGGTGTACTTAGATTGCTTGAGATTATCATTGATGACAGGCATATTGAATATGAGGTGGCGGTATTTGGTGAGTTAGGCGGTTTTATCAATGCACTTGGAAACAATAAGTTAGAAGACATAGACTTTGGCATAGCGGACCAAACTTGGAACGTGACCAACATAGCAAATAGTTGGGATAACATTAGCGGAACGGGTGTATACTATCCTCTTATTGATAATGGAAACGTATCAACCAATAAGGTAGACTTTTCCTTTGATGCCTTCAGACCTGCACTTTATGTAAAGGAATACTTGACCAAGATACTTGATGGGTCAGGTTATACCTATGACTTCCCTTTGCTTAGTACGGCATTGATGAATAGGTTGGTAATACCTAACAATCAGAAGACATTAACTAAAAATGCGACTACGCAATTCATAGCAACTCCAAACAATACAAACTATGCAATAGCATCAAAAGTTGAGTTTACTGCATCACAACTTGGACCATTTATTGTCAACTTTGCAAATAATACTTTCACTTATAATAGTGCTACCACTACCACAATCAACTTCCAAGTAGTTGTTAGCGGTGCAATCATTGACCCAAATACTACTTTCTTTGATATTGCATTGAGAAAAAACGGGGTAAACATTGCATCTCAAGGGTACGTTCCAAACACATTTGATTACATATTTACTGCCGATTTATCCGTAAACAATATCTCTGTAACCAACACGGATGTCTTTGATATTTTTGTTATATCTGATGCAGGTAGTGGATTCGGTTATGACATAACTGGAGATACTATTTTAGTAGGTACAGATGTAATCTCTCAAGTTGACATCAGTTACGGAGATACCATTGTTATAAACGATACAATACCAAAGGGAATATTTCAAAAGGATTTCTTTGCCTCTATTGTCAAGATGTTTAACCTTTATGTCTACGAGGACAAGTTGGTTGAGAAGAAACTGATTATAAAACCATTCATAGACTTTTATGATGGTAGTCAGATTGATTGGACTGGTAAGGTTGACCGAGGCAGTGTTATAAGGCTGAAACCTATGTCGGAGTTTACTGCACGTTATTACGATTACAAGTACAAGCAAGACAATGACTTCTATGCTGAAAACTACCGAAAGAAGTACAATGAAGGGTATGGTGACTTCATTTATGATAGTGAGAATGACTTTGTTAAGGAAGTAGATGCAACGGAGATAATCTTTGCAGGTACAGTATTGACACAATTTACAGGAACTGATAAGATATATTCTTCAATATATAAAAAGTCCAATGCCAACGCCTCGGAGGATAAGATGGATTCGGTTATACGCATTCTACAAGCAAAGAAGGTAACTGGTAGGTCAACATGGGCAATCAAGAACGGAGCAACTACTTTGGCATCATATACCGCATACGGATATGCAGGTCACGTTGATGACCCATTAAATCCAACAGATGACATTAATTGGGGGGCACCAAAAGAGTTGTTTTTTACTACCTCATCCTATACGGCAGCAAACTTGTTTAATGGTTATTGGTCTGAGTACATTGCAGAGATAACCGACAAGGATAGTAAGTTGCTGACTTGCTCTTTAAAATTGAATGAGGTTGACATTTATAACCTTGATTTTAGCAAACTGATATACATTGACGGTTCACTTTGGCGGTTGAATAAGGTCTTGGATTATAATCCTATGGACTTTAACGTTACAAAGTTGGAACTTCTTAAAGTAATTGAATTAACATACGTTTAATATGGCAGAAGAAATTGTAGGGGTCAAGATACAAGTGGATGCTACCGATATGAATAAGTCGGTAGGTGACTTGCGTAAAAAGATTGTAGAAACAGAGGCAGAGGTTAAGCGGTTACAACAAGCATACGGAGAACAAAGTAAGGAGGCGATTGAAGGGCAGAAACGATTAGCACAACTGCAAGACATTACTAACAAAAAGATTGACCAACAGAATCAACGTATTGATGATGCTGCAAAGACTGTCAGTGCATTGTCTGCTGCTTATGGTGGTGTTCAAGGTGCTTTAGAGTTGACGGGTCTTGCAGGTGAGGACACTATCAAACAACTTGCAAAGATTCAATCTGCTCTTGCCATTGGTGATGCAGTACAAAACCTTGCAGAGTTTAGAGGTGCAATTACCAATACCTTTAAGTCATTTGGAACTTCAATAAAAACAACATTTAGCACATTAAGAAGTAGTTTGATTGCTACTGGTATAGGTGCTTTTGTGGTTGCACTTGGTCTTGTTGCTGCCAACTTTGAAACAGTTAAAAAGGTAGTTCTCAACTTTATACCTGGTCTTGGAAAGGTTGCAGATTACATTGGAAACCTTGTAAATAAGATAACAGACTTCATTGGTGTAACCAGTGAATCAGGAAGAGCAACTGCAAAAGTTATTGCTGATAATGAGAAGGCAATTGCATCAACTGAAAGGTTCTTATCACTAAATGCAGACAAGTATGATGAATATACACAAAGGAAGATAAAGGCGAACCTTGAGTATAAAAAAACTCAAAACGAGTTTCTAAATGATGAAAAGTTAACTGAGGATGAAAAGAATGCCTACATAAAACAAGCAAGGGAGAAGGCAGACAGGGAAATTGCTAAATCTGATTTAGATAGGAATAAAGCAGCGAAAGAAGCGAGTAAAAAGTTAGCAGATGAGCAAAAGGCAATAGCGGATAAATTAGAAGCAGATAGGAAAGCAAGAAAAGAGCAGGAATATAATGATTTTGTTCAATTCGTTAATGATTTAAAAGCATCAACAGATGCAGAGGTTGAACTTCAAGCATTTTTGATTGAAGAGCAAAAGAGAAAAGAGCAAGAGTTATTTGATTGGAGGGTTGATTTAGCACAACAGAGGTACGATGAATCAGAAGCAGAGTATGCGTTCTTACAAGAATTAAACAAAAAAACTCTTGAAGATGAACAAAAAACACTTGATGCAAGACTTTCTGCTCAATTAGATTTTGCAAATTCTATCGGAAATGTTCTTGGTACATTATCGGGATTATTTGAGCAAGGTACAACTGCAAGTAAAATTGCTGCTATTGCTCAGATTGGTCTTGGCACTGCAACTGGTTTTATTCAAGGTTTAGACATTGCACAGAAGGGAGCAAAGGCGACTGGTCCTGCTGCACCTTTTGCATTCCCTATATTCTATGCATCACAGATTGCTGCGGTGTTAGGTGCAGCAGGTAAAGCAAAACAAGTTTTATCTCAAGTTAAAGGTGGTGCAGGTGGTGTAAATTTACCATCTTCATCAGGTCTTGCAACTGCTCCTGTTAGTCCTCAATTGTCAACAGTAAACACAGTAACACAGTTAAATCAAGCATCTATAAACGAGATGGGGTCAGCAGCAGGAAGGGCATACGTTGTGGAATCTGATATTACTAACCAACAAGAAAAGATAATAAGAATAAACCGAGCAGCAAGACTTGGGTAACAAATAACCAATAAAAAAAGTAACAATGGAAAAGAATATACCAATTTTCAACTTAGAAATAACCAATGACCTTGAGGATGATGTTGAGGTTGATGTGATTAGTTTGGTTGACAGACCTGCCATTGAGAGGTCCTTCCTTGCCTTTAATGAAGATGAGTTTGCGGAATCCTACACAGACTATCCTGAATCTGCAAAGAATAACGCACAAAGAGCATTGGATTGGGTAGAGAAAAATGGATGGGGTTCTTGCGGTGAAGCAACTGGAAAGATAAGGGCAAACCAAATCGCAAAGGGTGAACCGATTTCACGTGAAACAATCGCAAGGATAAGCGGATTTAAAAGGCATCAACAGAACAAAGATGTCCCATATTCTGAAGGATGCGGAGGTTTAATGTGGGATGCTTGGGGCGGTACTTCCATGATAGAATGGGCAAGTAACAAACTTAAAAAGATTGATAAGCAGACCTTTGTCATCCAAGATGAGGACCAACAGATAATAAGCGGTCCATTAATGTTGGCAGATACCCCTATCTACCGCAATGACCACAACGGGGAGTATTATGTAGTCTTCACAAAGGAAACGATAAAAAAAATTGCACAGAGGTACTTTAAAAAAGGGTATCAAGCAAACGTAAACTTGATGCACGATTCGGGGCAATCCGTTGAAGGTGTGACAATGTTTGAATCTTTTATCAGTGACAAGGTTAGGGGTATCTACCCGATGAAAGGATTTGAGGATGTACCCGATGGGTCTTGGTTCGGTTCTTTCAAGGTAGATAATCCCGAAGTATGGGCAGAGATAAAGGCAGGAAATGTTAGGGGATTCTCCGTAGAGGGGCAGTTTAATTATAAGAAAACAGGGGACAAAAAGATTGAGCAACTTTGGGAAAATGTCCTTGAAGTGCTATCTAAAGTTAAGTAGCAATTTTTTCATAGCGTTTGGTTAAGGCAGGGTGTTTCTACACCTTGCCTTTTTTCTTATATGGTACATTAGTAAATGCCTCCTATTTATTACCAAAAGTTATTATGACAACTTTGGAAGCAATTAACAAGATTAAACAAATGTTTGCAGAAGCAGGTGAAATGCCTATGCCTTCTGCTGAACCTCTCCAATCTTTTGCGGAATATACGCTGAAGAGTGGTGCTAAGGTAATGATTGATAAGTTTGAAGTCGGTGGTAAAGTTACACTGGTAGATGAGGGTGGAAACGAAGTTCCTGCTCCTGTTGGTGACCATGAGTTGATTGATGGTTCTGTAATTACTCTTGATGAGAACTCTATCATCACCGCAATTAAAGTACCTGAAGTAGAACTTCCTGAAGTTCCTGAGGTTGAGATTTCTGTTGAATCTAAGGTAGAAGAGGACATGATGAAGAAGAAGATTGAAGAAATGCAGAAGCAACTTGATGAGATTAAGATGGCATACGATGCCAAACTTGCCTCTCAAGAAGCAAAGTTTAGCAAGGGCATGAGTGATATTTCTGATGTTTTGGTTCAACTTTTGAACACACCATCTGCAAATGCTACCGAGCAACCAAAAGAAAAGTTTAATCAGCACATTGAAAAGAAGGAAGATAAAATTAGTCGATTTCTTGATTTTGCTAAATCTATTAAGTAAAAATTTCTCAAACAATAAAAATTAAATAAAATGAGTTTTTCAGTAGGAACATTGGCAGCCTATACTAAAGAGAACGAGCAACTGCTTGTCGCTTCTTCTGTACTTGGTAGCAAAACCGCTTCTTTAATTAAGGAGCAAGGAAACGTGATGGTAGGTGTTAAGTCTGCCGAAACCATCAACATTATGGACACAGATGCTATCTTCCAAGATGGTTCATCTTGCGGATTCAACGCCTCTGGTCTGACCAGCTTCACGCAGCGTACAGTTACAGTCGGGAAGATAAAAGTGAATGAAGCACTTTGCTTGAAAGACCTTGAAGCAAAGTATTTGCAGAAAGCACTTCCTGCTGGTTCTATGTATGATTCAATGATTTATGCTGAAGAGTATTCTAAGCGTAAAACAGAGAAGATTTCTTCTCAACTTGAGAAGGCTTTGTGGCAAGGTAACACTGCAAGTGTTGATGTAAACCTAAACAAGTTTCAAGGTTTGATTTCTTTGATTACTGCTGCTGGTGCATCTGTTGTAAATGCAAATAGCGTAGCATTCCACGGAGTTGTAGAAACTGCCATCACTGATACCAACGTAGTAAGCATCTTTGATGATATCTACAAAGCAATCCCTGCCCAAGTAGTAGACAAGGATGATATGGTTATCTTCTGTGGTATGGACACTTTCAGGACTTACACTGTAAAGTTGAAGTCTTCTAACTTGTTCCATTACAAGTACGATGAGGCTGCAAATGGTCAATTCTTCCTCCCAGGTACTAACGTTCGTGTTATCGCAGTACAAGGTTTGAATGGCACTAATGACATCATCGCTGCAAGGATTTCTAACTTCTTCATCGGTACAGACCTTTTGAACGAAGAGGAAAGATTTGAAATCTTCTACGCTAAGGAAGCAGACCAAGTTAGGTTTGTGTCTGAATTCAAAATGGGAATCAACTTTGCTTTCCCTGATGAGATTGTTAAGTTCTTCGTCTAAATAATCATTGTAGGTGAGGGGTGGTTTCCATCCCTTGCCTTCATTTTAAATTTTATAATTATGCCGTGTGCTTTAACTCAAGGATATGTATTGGACTGTAAAGAGTCCATTGGTGGCATCAAAGCAGTTTGGTTCATTCCATTCGGTGATGTTACTACAATAACAGAAGCATCAGGCGTTGTTACTACTATTACAAAGTCAGCAGGAAAGGTGTTTTACAAGTACCAACTTGTAAAGCAAACCTCTTCACTTACCGAGAATATCACTGCCTCCGTTGAGAATGGCACTGTATTCTATGCTCAAGAATTGTCAATCATCTTGAATAAACTTCAAGCATCTACAAGAAACGAGATTTTGCTTTTGGCAAAAAACAATCTCCTTGCAGTAGTTCAGGATGGTAATGACAAATATTGGTTGCTCGGCAAGACAAATGGTGCTGATTTGACTGGTGGTAATGGTGCGACTGGTACTGCTTTCGGAGATAGGAATGGTTATACATTGACCTTTACAGGTAATGAACCTGCACTTGCTCCTGAAGTAACAAGTTCAATAATTGCAGGATTAACTGCGTAAATAGGAAGGTTTAGAATTGAGTAAGGGTGTCCATTTCGGATGCCCTTTCTTTTTGGGTAAAAGTTTGTAGATTACCTATTTAGATACAATGATACAACTGACACAAGGTTCAACTGAGTTCATTTACCTAACATTAACGGAGAAGCAGACACTTGCTTCACCTAATTACCTGTTTCGTTTTGTCAATAGGACCACACGGGATGAGGTTACTTTTGTTTTGCTAAATGCTCTCGATGTATCACCTTTCAAGGATAGGTATAACAAGTTCAGCATCAAAGTACCTAAATACTTTGGATTGGGTAATGTAGGGGAGTGGTTGTACTTTGTCTATGAGCAAACGAGTGCTTACAATGTAGACTACACCCAAGCAACGGGATTGCTTGAAGAGGGAATAATGAAACTGTCACCATCAACCACTTTTGAATATACGCAGCACGAGGTTGACAATACATATATAACAAGATGAATGATTTAGTAATACTTAATTTCCAAGAGGCAAGGCAACCCGAATATAGAGAAAAGAGGGGCAAGGGATATATTGAATTCGGTGAAAAGAACGATTACCCTAACTATCTTTTATCGCTTTACAATAAGAGTGCAAAGCATAACGCTATTGTTAAAGGCAAGGTCAATTACATTATCGGAAACGGATGGAAGAGTGATGAGGTAGACCCGATTGCAGAGCAGTTCATTGCTCAGCCGAATCAGTTTGAATCCTTGAACGATTTGACAAGGAAGGTTTCTATTGATATTGAAATTTTTGGTGGTGCTTACCTTGAAGTAATTTGGTCCGTAACTGGTGGGCAGTTGACTGATGTCTTGCACATTGACTATACTAAAATAAGGTCCAACACAGATAATACGCAGTTTTGGTATAAGAAAGATTGGAACGAGAGAAAAGATGAGTTAATCCCTATGATGGCATTCAATACGAAGGTCAGACAAGGGAAGCAGATACTTTACATAAAAGAGTATAGACCAGGTTTGGACACTTATGCTCTTCCAGGTTATATGGGTGCATTGAACTATATTGAATCTGATATAGAAGTCTCACGGCACGTTCTTGGCAATGCCCAAACGGGATTCAGTGCATCCAAACTTATTACCCTTCCCAATGGCGAACCTTCTCCCGATGAGAAGAGAAACATTGAAAGAAGGTTTACGGATAGGTTTAGCGGTAGTGATGGTAAGAAATTTATCTTATCCTTTACCACTGACCCTGCAAGGAAACCAATTATTGAGGACCTCGGTGCAAGTGATATCACTAAAGAGGACTTCACGAGGGTTGACTTAATTATTCAGAATAACCTTTTCGCAGGTCATCAAATTACCTCACCAAGTCTTTTTGGTATTGCAGAACCTGGTCAATTGGGAAGCAGAACTCAGATAAGGGATTCTTATGAGATATTCAAGAACACCTATGTAAACGATAAGCAGCAGTTCCTTGAAGCAATCTTTACCCAACTTGCAACCTTAAAGGGTGCGACTTCAGAGATAAGCATCATACCAGTTGAACCTATCGGATTTGAGTTAAGTGAACAAGCACTTTTGCAGATTGCTCCTAAAGAGTGGTTATTGGAGAAAGCAGGTATAGATGTTGCAAAATATGCACCAACTGAAGCAACACAACCAAGTTTGAATCAAGAACAAGTAGAGGTAAACGATAATCTAAAGAATCTTAGTGGTAGACAATACCAACACTTGATGCGTGTTATTAGGCAGTTTTCTCAAGGTAAGATATCCAAAGAGATTGCAGTAACTATGCTCAAATCGGGTCTTGGAATGACCGACAATGAGGTTAATGCTATGCTTGGCATAGATGATGACCCAATGACCGAGGACTTTAGTTTTTCTGCATTGGATGAGGACACTGTTATAGGCTTATTTAGGGAGGTTGGTGAACCGAAAGGTGATTATAACATAATCCAATCTAAAGCGGTTTTTAGCAGTCGGGATGCGTTTGCAGATGGTGATTTGATAGACAAGACACTTGATAAGCAAATCCTTGCATTGATAGATAAGGATAGGAAGATAAGCATTGATGATATTGCGAAGGCGGTAAGGAAAAGCAGAGAGGTTGTACAAGGAAGATTGTCTTACTTGGTTGAATCAGGTGCAGTAAGTTATGACCCAAAGATTGAGGAAAGGAAGTTAACCAAACCACTAAGCAAGTTGGTTGATGACATGGAAGTGACCACCTTTGAGGTCAAGTATTCATACGAGTGGAAACCTATTGTGCCAAGTTCGCAAAGAGATACACCTGAACATCCATCAAGGACCTTTTGCAGAAAGTTGATTTCTGAAGATAGACTTTGGAGCAGAAGCGGAATAGAGATGCTGAGTGCAAGACTTGGTTATTCAGTCTTTGACAGAGGCGGTGGTTGGTGGGGAGATTCTCCCTCTTGCAGACACGAATGGAGGAGAAATGTTGTGATTAAAAAGAAGAAATAAAATGAGCAGAAATATATTATTCATATCAGTAGATACGATAAAGGACAGAACAGGTTTGCACGTTAATGTAGACCCGAAATTGGTATTCCCTGATATCCTTTATGCACAAGATGCATATATCCTCCCTGCACTTGGAACTGCATTGTATGAGAAGTTGCAAACGGGTATTGAATGCGGTGATTTGAATTGTGATGAAGAAACCTTGCTGAACACCTACATAACACCTTGTCTTGTTTACTATGTTATGAGTGAACTGCCAATGGCATTGTCTTACCAGTTCTACAATAAGGGAGTAGTAAGGAAGTCGGGTGATAATCAAACTGAACCGAGTGCATCAGAGTTGGCAGATGTTGCGAATAGGTACGGAGCAAGAGCAGAGTTTTACAAGCAAAGGTTAATCAAGTTCCTCAAGCAAGAATCCCAAGCAAGTGCAAAGTATCCTGAATACATAAACCCTGGCACTGGAGTAGATACCATTGTACCTGATAATGATGCATACACTACTACCATTTGGTTGGGGGATTATGACTGTGGAAGGTATAAAACATTTGAAGAAAAATATCAAGGGGATATAAACCGTTGCTGTGGCGAATAAAACTTACACTAAAAAGAACCAAGAGAAACTTCGTGTTTACCTTGAAAAAATAAAAAAGGATGACCCTAAACCAAATCATAAAGACAATAGAGGACTTGGGAAATGCCCATCAACAAATCAAGACAACTTTTTACGGCAACGCTTTTGATTTCTTGAGCAAGGGTACTGACAATGTCTACCCTGCTTTATTCTTTGACCTAACGGGTGCATCTATCAATGGCAAGAGTTCAACTGTCAACTTTACCATGTTTTTTTGCGATAGGGTACTTCCTGAGCAATCAAACGAGCAAGAGGTATTGTCGGACCAATTACTAACGGCACAGGATATTATCGCACAGTTGCACTACAATGACTTTGATTTTGTTTTGCAAGATGCGGTAACGCTTGACTTCTTTACAGAGGACACACCAGAATATTTGGCAGGAGTTAGTGCAACTATTGCTCTTGATTTACCTTATTTGCAGAATAGGTGCGTAGTTCCAACAGACTACACTTATCCATCATAAATCTATTTAAAGAAAAAGATAATGGCATCAGATTTCAGACCAGGGAAACTTGACATACAGATATGGAGAAATGACACTTGGCAGCAGGTGTTTACTCTTTTGGCAGATACTACACCAATCAACCTATCGGGTTCAACAGTTTATATTCAGGTCCGCAAAGGATGTGGTGGTGTACTTGCTTTGAGTTTGACAAACTCAAGCGGTGTGACTATTGGGGGTGTTGACAATAACCAAATCACAGTGAACAAGTTGGTAGATATTGCCAAGGGTAATTACGTGTGGGATATGCAGGTGACTTTTACTACTGGTGTTGTTAAGACATACCTTGAGGGTGATTTTATTGTTTATGATGATGTAACTAAACCATAGAAGATGAGCATTGATGTAAACGTACAGAATGATTTAGTCATTGTTACAGAAAGCAGTGAAGACATAACGGTAAACGTTAGCAATGCAGCAGGTCCTGCGGGTGTAGGTGTTCCTACGGGTGGCACTACGGGTCAGGTATTAAAAAAACAAAGTGGAACAGATTACGATACTTTTTGGGCATTAGATGGTGTTGGTGTTCCTTATAGCGGTGCTACGGGGAATGTTGACTTAGGTGATAACGACTTGGAAGCTGGTTCAGTATTCGTAGAAGGTGCTGCTGGAGCAGGTGGTGCATTAAGAATAAAACAGTTTGCGAGTTCTGCTGCGAACTTGGATGGTTATTCTACAATAAGCACTTTAAATACGGGAGTATTTTATTTTACAGCTGCTACTACTTCGCCAAATTTTAAAAACTTTGTCTTAAATCCAAGTGGTTTAACTGATAATACTCTTAGGACATATACCTTGCCAAACCTTAGTGGTACGTTGGCATTGTTGAGTGATATTACACCTGGTCTTACATCTGTTGGTCTTTCCATGCCTTCAGCATTTGCGGTTAGTAATTCACCTCTAACGAGCAATGGAACAATAGCGGTTACGGGCGCAGGTACATCGGCACAATATATCAGAGGTGATGGACAACTTGCTACATTACCAAGTGGTTCAAGTGGAGGAAGTTCGGTAGCGTATTACCTTAATGGTAGTGTTGCTGCAAGTGTTGGTACTTATTATCAAATGAGCAAGACTGCAGTTATTGGAACTGGAACTGATTTTTCAAAAGCAGGAAATGGTTTAATTTCTCAATTCTTAACAGATGTAGCAGACCCAAATAGATTAGAAATTCCTGCTGGTGCTTGGAATTTTGAGATGTATTTTAGTGCATCATCTTCGGGTGGTACACCTGCCTTTTATGTTGAATTACTAAAATATGACGGTACAACTTTTACATCTATTGCATCATCATCAGCAGTTCCTGAAGCAATTACAAGTGGAACATTAATAGACTTATATCTGACATCATTAGCGATTCCTCAGACTACCTTATTATCTACTGATAGACTTGCAATAAGAGTTTACATTGTCAATAGTACGGGTGGTAGGACTATTACAATGCACACCGAAAATTCACATTTATGTGAGATAATTACAAACTTCGCAGGTGGAGTAAGTGCTTTAAATGGTTTGACTGCAAATACTCAATACTTTGCAACGGGTACAAGTGGAACGGACTTTGCGATTAGTTCAGTAACAGACACACATACGTTCAACCTCCCAACTGCAAGTGCAACGAATAGAGGTGCATTGAGTTCTGCTGATTGGAGTACGTTTAGCGGTAAGATTGGCGGTAGCGGTACATCGGGACAAGTTGCATATTGGAATGGAACGAGTTCGCAGACGGGGAGTAATAATCTATTTTGGAATAATGCTAATGCAAATTTAGGTATTGGGAGTAATGCAGTTAATTCTGTTTGGAAGTTAGGTGTTGATGGAAATGTAGCGTTAACGGGGTCTTTAAGTTTAGGTCCAATTACGGGTTCTGGAAGTAACGCATTTCTTGAAGTGACTGCAAGTCAATTTAGGATATATGCACATACAAGCAGATACCTTTCATTTTCAGCAAATGCTAATGAATATGCAAGATTACAAACAAATGGAAATTTTATTTTAGGAAGCACATTTTCCGATGGCGGTCAGCGTTTGCAGGTGATTGGTGACACATTACTAAGAGGTAGCGGAGCAACGAGTGCGACAAATGGACTATTAATACAAAATAGTGCTTCTGCAAATATTTTTAATTTTAGAAATGATGGCACACAGTTACTAAGTGTAGTCGCTGGTCAATCATTACCAGTATTTATTATAGCACAAAGGGTAACTGCAACTAATCAAAATGCTTATATAAGATTATTAAGATATGGTAATACTGATGATGCTAACCAAGCTGCCGATTTTTTAGGTTTTTACAATGCTTCAAATTTAACTGGTTTTAGATTCCAAAATGGATTAGGCACAGGTGGTGGTGTTACTTTTAATTTTATTGCAGCCGCTAATATTGTTTCATCAAATGTTGTTACAATTAACCAAACATTTAATCCAACAAGCGGTACTGATACAATTACACAATTATTGGTTTCTCCTACCATCAACCAAACGGGCGGTGCAAACGGCATCACTCGTGGTCTATATGTCAACCCTACCTTAACCGCTGCTGCTGATTGGCGGTCAATCGAATGGTCAAATAATAGCGGTTGGGGATTGTACGGGGCAGGGACTGCGAATAATTATTTGGGGGGAAGATTAGGAATTGGAACTACATCGCCATCATACACACTTGATGTAAGAGCAACAACAGGCTTTGTTGCTGCATCATTTAAAAGTCAATATACTGCAGTCGGGTATTTAGGTGGGGATAACACTGCTGCTTGGATGGGTACGGGTACAGATGGACTTGTTAATGCAGTTCTTTGTGGAACTACAACTAATTATGTTTCATTTTTTACTAATAGTAGTGAAAGAGGGAGAATTCATAATTCTGGAAATTGGTCAGTAGGAAATTCTATTGACGCAGGATATAAACTTGATGTGCTTGGTTCTATAAGGTCATCCGCTGGTGGAATTATATTTACAAGTACAAATTCCGGTTTTGATGCTTTTTATACTTTACTTTCAGGTAATATAAAATTTTATGTTAGTTGTGGTGGCAACTTAAAAGCAACAAGTACTATATTGACTGATGCAAATGGTGCAACAACTATTTCCGCATCAGCAATACTTGAGGCAGTAAGCACCACCAAAGGTTTCCTTCCACCTCGGATGACAACAACACAAAAGAACGCAATCAGTAGTCCTGCGGCAGGATTGCAAGTGTACGATAGCACATTAAATCAAATGTCATATTACAATGGCACAACATGGGTAAACTTTTAAAATAAAATAAAAATGGCAAAACAAATCTCACCTGTCAATGTATGGGTAAATGGCGAAAGCAAATCAGCAGAGTATCTGCAAGTAACAGGCATCAATGACAACTACGAATCAAGTGCTACCAACTATTGGGCATTGTTCACCAAAGTTGTAGATGCTGAAGGCGTTGAATCTCAAGGTGAGCAAGTTGCTCAAGGCAATCTCACGATTCAGGGCGAGGACTACGTTTTGTGGGGTGACCAACCTGCAATGGCGATCAACGCTTGGATTTACAATTGGAGTGCGGAGAAACTTAATCTGACAATTGTACAATGAGTTCCATTACAAGGTTAACCGGTACGGGATATTTGCTGCCATTACAAACGGGTAATGGTGGCAAATTCCTTACCACCGATGGTTCTGTTTTATCCTGGGCAACCGCCGGCGGCGGTGGCGTGA